GGTCAGTTCGTCTGGGTCTGGAAGGTCATCATCACTTCCATCGACCCGCTCGAGGCGAACAACGTGTTCGTCGGCATCACCGCCCACATCACGGTCCTGTCGCGCAGTGCGCAGGCCGTGGCCATCGTGGCCTGACCGGGCCACACTAACCCATCAACCGTCCAAGGAGGACAGAGAAATGGTATTCAGCACTTACGAAGATCTGATGGCCGCAGTCGAGGAGCGCCGCAAGGACCTCCTCACGCTCGAGATCGACCTCGGAGGCGCGTACTCCCCGGAGCACGAAGCAGCCAAGGCCGAGCTCGCTCAGGCGAAGGCCATGAAGACCGCCCTTGGTGGGGCGCAGTTCCTGGGGGACAACCTCGCGGAGCTGGAGCAGCGTGTGGCCGACACCCGGCCTCCGACGCGCTCTGTCTGGATCCAGTTCCAGAAGCTCGACCTGAACGAATGGGCCGCGCTGATGAAGCAGGCCGGAGCCAGCCCCATCGACCAGTACGAGAAGGTCCTCTTCAAGACCTTCATCGGCGTGTTCGGTGAGGACCCCGCTCCGGACGACGAGGACAAGCCCGACGACTGGGTGAAGCCCGTGCCGCTGACGACCGATTCCCTGTCCGTGAGTTCCAAGGGCGGAAGCAAGAGCATTCTGCCGGGTGGGGCGCTGCATTCGGTCGTGCAGAACTTCATGGCTTGGCAGAATTCGGGGGGCGATGTCACCATCCGCCCTACGAAATCGGGCCTCGTCTAGCGCTTCTGCTAGATCTGGCCCTGGAGTCGGGGCGACCGCCGGTTCGCCTCCTTGACGGTGCAAGCCCCGACTCCTGGACTGAGCTGGACCTCGAGGTTCTGTCTCAGTGGAAGTACATGAAGGAGGCCAAGTGCCCCGGCTGCGGCAGACCGCTCAGCCAGCACTTGCACAACTCAAGATTGGGTAGGGAAGAGACGGTAGACGACTACACAGCTTGGTCCATGGAGTGCCCCGCACAGCAGGCCATCGCCAGCGGGCAGGCGCAGTGGAACTCAGCTAACAAGTCGGCAATCGACTCCCACGCACGGGGCAACGGTCCCGACCCCAGGATGGGGACCTTCTGGCTCAGCCAGCGGGCAGGTGAATCCCTACCACAGCCGGAACGATGATTCAGTAAGGAGGGCAGCATGGCCGACAACGACGTGAAGATCAAGGTCTCACTCGACGGTGCCGATCAGGTCCAGAAGGGCCTCGCAGGTATCGGCTCCGGTGCCAGCGATGCTGACTCCAAGACGAGCATGCTCAGTGGCGGGCTCAAGGGTGCGGGTGTGGCGCTTCTTGGGTTCGCCACTGCTGCCGTCGCGGCCGGTGGTGCGCTGGCAGCAGGGGTCCTGAACCAGACGGCCCAGTACGAGCAGAACATCGGTGGTATCGAGACGATGTTCAAGGGCAGCGCGGGGCGGATGGAGCAGTACGCTGCCGACGCCTACAAGACCGCGGGCCTGAGCGCGAACGAATACATGTCGCAGGCTACCAGCTTCAGCGCTGCCCTGCTCCAGGGCCTTGGTGGCGACACCGAGGCTGCTGCCACCGTGGCCAACCGGGCCATCACCGACATGAGCGACAACGCTGCCAAGTTCGGCAGTAACATCGGCGACATCCAGAACGCCTATCAGGGCTTCGCCAAGCAGAACTTCACGATGCTGGACAACCTCAAGCTCGGGTACGGTGGTACCCGCGAGGAGATGGCCCGGCTCGTCAACGACTCCGGGGTGCTGGGCGACTCGTTCGTCGCAGACGCCTCCAACATCAACGACGTCTCGTACGACCAGATCATCGCAGCCATCGGCGCGGTGCAGGACAAGATGGGCATCACCGGCACCACGGCCAGTGAGGCAGCCCAGACCATCTCCGGTTCGGTGGACATGCTCAAGGGCAGCTTCGCGAACCTCCTGGCAGGGCTTGGCTCCGCCGACGCAGACGTGGCCACGCTGGCAGGCAACGTCATCAGCTCCCTCGAGACGGTCCTCAGCAACGTGGTCCCGGTCATCGAGAACATCGGCTCCAACATCCAGACCCTCGGGCCGCAGCTCGGCACCATGATGGAGGGGCTGGTGGGTGCCATCGCCGCAGCCATCCCGGCCATCATCAACGCTGGTGTGGCCCTCGTGGGCGGACTCATCACCGGCATCATCGGGGCGCTCCCGCAGCTCGTGGGCGCTATCGTGCCGGGGATCGTGCAGCTTGTGCAGATGGTCGCCACGCTGGCTCCTCAGCTGATCACAGCGGGCGCTCAGGCGATCGTGGCGCTGGTGCAAGGCATCGCGAGCGCCCTGCCCACGCTGATCCCGACCATCGTACAGGGTGTCATCGGCATGGTGCAAGCGCTCATCAGCGCTGCCCCGCTGCTCATCGCTGCTGGCCTGGAGCTGATCATGGGGCTGGCGGAGGGCATCATCACTGCCATCCCGATGCTCATCGAGGCGCTGCCCGGGCTCATCATCGGCATCATCGAGTTCCTCATCACGGCGATCCCCATGCTGCTCGAGGCTGGCATCCAGCTCTTCACCTCGCTCATCACGGCTCTGCCGCAGGTCATCACTGCACTGGTGGCCGCGCTGCCTGCGGTTATCACCGCCATCGTGAACTTCCTGACCACCGGCATCCCCATGCTGATCCAGGCTGGTATCACGCTGATCACCTCGCTGGTGACCGCGCTGCCCACCATCATCCAGGCTATTGTGGCCGCGATCCCCCAGATCATCACGGCGATCATCACGGCCATCATCACGGCCATCCCGCTGCTCATCCAGGCTGGCATCGACCTGCTCATCGCGCTCATTGGCGCACTGCCCCAGATCATCAGCACCATCGTGCAGGCCATCCCCCAGATCATCGGCGGCATCGTCGGTGCACTGATCAACGCCATCCCGCAGATCATCGGTGCCGGTATCAAGATCATCACGTCGCTGGCGCAGGGCTTCCCGCAGGCCATGGGCGCGGTGCTGGGCGGCATCGGCACGGTCATCAGCGGCATCGTAGGTGCGCTGGGCAACGCGGTCGGGCAGGTCGTCAGCATCGGTGGCAACATCGTCCGCGGCATCTGGGAGGGCATCTCCGGTGCGGCAGGCTGGCTCTTCCGCCAGATCGGCGGGTTCGTCGACGACGTGATGGCCAACATCGGCAGCTTCTTCGGCATCGCCTCCCCGTCCAAGCGGATGGAAGACGAGATCGGCGCTTGGCTGCCTGCCGGTGTCGGCGTGGGTGTCGAGAAGAACGAGTCCGACGCCATCAAGCCCATCACCGACATGAACAAGAAGATCATGGCGGAGGCTACGTCCCTCCAGACAAGTGTGGCCTTCACCCACGATCAGAGCTTCACGCAGACGCTGGTGCCCATGCAAGCCACGGCCACGGCACCCGCTCAGATGAGCGTGGAGGCCACACTGGACTCGTTCGCCATCTCGAGTGCCATCGCGGATGCCTTCGCGCAGAACGACCGGGGCCAGGAGCAGGCGTCGGTGTCCCTTTCCAAGGAGTCGGTCAACCGGCTGGCCTCCGCAATCGTCGACTCCATGCGAGTCCAGTCACGACAGGGGGTTGTGAGCCTTGGCTAACTTCGACGGCGGAATGGCGTCCGGGTACATCTTCCGGCTGGACGTCTGGGAATCCGGGTACAATGCCGCAGGCAACTACTCGGCGATCTCGTGGAACCTCCAGATCATCAAGGGTTCCGGAACTGGCAAGTGGGCCGATGGCCCGCACTACTGGTCGGTGAACATCGGCGGCATCACCGGTTCAGGCTCCATTGGCAGCTACGACTTCCGCGCCTACGGTGCTCTGCACCTTGGGTCGGGCACTGTCAACATCGGTCACAACGCCGATGGCACCGGCTCTGTCTACAGCTCGGCAGGCTTCAACGACAACGACACATGGGGAGAGCTGGGGGACAGCAGCGCAGGCGGCACCATCGGCATGACGACCCTGAAGGTCGTGCCCGGTACCCCGACCGGCATGACTGCCACCCGCGTCAGCGACAGCAGCATCAACCTCGCGTGGGCCATCAGCCACGCCTCGAACGGTGCACCTACCAGCACCCTCGTTCAGCAGCAGATCAACGGAGGAGCCTGGACCGACCTCATCGGCCTCGGCAACGTGCGCTCGGTCACGGTGTCCTCGGCTGCGAACCGGAAGACTGCGTACCGGGTCCGGGCAGCCAACACGGCCGGAACCACGGCCTTCAGCGCAGCGTCGGCTCCAGTGTACACGACCCCGGCTGCACCGACCAACGTCATCGCCACCAAGTCTTCCGGCCTCGACATCGGTATCACGTTCACCGAGAACGTCGACTACTCCGAGCACGAGCATGAGGTCTGGCACGGTACCGTCACCGGAGGCGTGACCACGTGGGATGGCGCTGCGCTGGCCACGCTGGCATCAGGTGTGGTATCATACACCGACGTCGCCCCTGACCCGAGCTTCGTCCACGTCTACCGGGTGCGGGCCAAGACCGGCGCACTGCTGTCGGGCTACTCGACCTCGAACACGGTCCAGCTCCTGGCTCCCCCGAACGCGCCGACCGTGCCTGCCATGGCCGCGTTCGCTGACAAGGCTTCGGCGCTCACGTTCGAGTGGATTCACAACCCGATTGACACCACGCCTCAGACGGCGTACGAGTTCGAGACCTCGACCAACGGTGGCTCCTCCTGGACCTCCACCGGCAAGGTGGTCTCGACCGCTGCCAGCCGCACGATCGCCGGGGGCACGCACGCGGCCAACGTGGCCGTCTCCACACGTGTCCGCACGTGGGGCTCAGCGACCACTGGCGGATCCGAGGGCACTGGCGCAAGCCCTTGGTCGAACACCCGCACGGTGACCTACAAGACGATCCCCACGGTCACCATCACGGACCCGCCGGATGGGTCCACGGTCAACGACGCCACGTTGCGGGTCACGATCGGATTCAGCCAGCCCGAAGCGGCCACCTTCGTCAAGGCGCAGCTCCAGCTGATGCAGGGTGTGGCCCTCCTGGAGGAACTGGAGTCGGTCGTTACCACCGGCATCACGATGGCCACACCGGTTCAGAATGGTGTAAGCTACGTCATCCGCGCCCGGGTGCAGGACTCCAACGGCCTCTGGTCGGCATGGACTGAGAACGACTTCAACGTCGTCTACCTCGCGCCGGTGCCTGCTGCGGTCACGCTGGCCTACCTGCCCGACACCGGCTTCGGTCAGATCGGCCTCGACATCCCCGCGCCGGGTGGTGGGCAGGCCGCAGCTACCACGCTCACCATCACCCGTACCATTGACGGCGTGGAGGAGGTCGTGCTGGCCAACTACCCGACCGAGCCGGACATGACCTTCCTCGACACGACCCCGAGCATCAACGGGACCAACCTCTACACGATCACTACCATCAGCGCACTTGGTGCCACGACCGTAGTCACGGCTGAGCTGGTCACCACGGAGTGCCGCAAGGCGTTCCTCAGCAAGGGTCCCGGCTTCGGTACGGTGGCGGTCTTCGGCGGCAACCTCAGCGTCGACGAGTCGCTCAGTGTGGCCAGTGACACCGTCCAGGCAGCGGGGCGCACCAAGCCCATCGGCCTCTACGGCGTGGAGACCAGCGTGCAGCTCAAGGTCAGCTCGTTCGTGTTCGGTGGCTTCGGCTCCACGATCGACGAGCTGCGCTCCATCCTGCTGGTGCCGGGCAAGTCGTGCTTCCGGGACTCCTCCGGCCGACGCGTGTTCGGCACGGTGCGGGGCTCCGTTCAGTACACCAAGGTGGACCGTGGCGAACTGTCCTTCACGCTGACAGAGACGAGCTGACATGGCTGACATCATCTACCCGATTCACCACCCGGAGGTCGGTCACTGGGGTCCTGGCCCTGATGTCTGGGTCGTAGACGAGCCTGCCTTCGATATCTTCCATGACCCTGAGGTCGTGTATTCCAACACCGGCGTCACCACGGTGACGACCGGCTGGTCCGGAGAAATCACCAACGCCAACGGCTCAGGAGCTACTGGAGTCAGCATCGCTCGGCAGGGTTCTAGCCCGAATTACACCGTGCGCCAGACCTCGACCGGCGCGACCACGGCTGTAGACCCCGTGCTCGAGATGAGGTGCTATCGTAGCGTGCCCACGGTGGCCGGACGCTCCTACGTGGTCTCTGCCGATAACATCCGATCGAGTACTTCCAACAGTCAAGTATCCCTCAAGTTCGGTACGGCTGTCAGCCCCACGGCACAAGGCACTACCGGAGGAGCTCGCTCGACTCCAGAGTTCGAGGCGACCGGCTCGAATACTGAGCTGGCTCTCCAAGCTCTGGACAACCCCGGTTCCACTTCTGCCTTCTCAACCATCTGGATTGAGATGAGGGGTGTTGTCGTCACGCAGCAGGCGTGGATTGAGCACGTTCCAGAGGAAGGCCACTGGGAACCCGGGCCTGATGTCTGGGTCGTGGACATTCCCGCCTGGACCGAGTACCTTACCATCCCGGTCATGGACCCCACGGCCGAAGAGGTTCTCTATGGAGACCGCATCACGACGTACCGGTGGGAGGTCCTGGAGCACGTGAACGGCGTAGACCAGCTCCTCGGCCTGCTGGACGGTGTGTCGGAGGGCTCGCTGCGCTGGAATCAGAACGCTGCGGTCAAGGGTGGTGGCAAGGCGTCGGTCATCGATCTGGCCGCTGCTCAGTCTGGTATGCTGCGGATCGGTGAGCTGCCCCTGGAGTCACTGCGGGTGCGCCCGGTGTGCATGATTCAGGGGCTGCCCGAGACCCCGCTGGGGACCTTCCTGGTGTCGGCTGCGCTCGAGGAGTGGGAGGACACCGGCAGGGTCTGGTCGCTCGAGCTTCTCGACCGGTGCACGGTGCCCGCTCAGGACGCTGTCGAAGAAGCCTACGCCGTGGCCGCTGGCACGCTCATCCTCCAGGAGGTCAAGGCCATCCTGGCAAGCTGCGACGAGTTCATCGCGGTCGACGACTCTGTCACTCTGGCCACATCGAGCGGCATGGTCTGGGAGGCTGGCACAAGCAAGCTCAAGATCATCAACGACCTGCTCGACGTGGCCGGGTACAGCGCGCTCTGGATGGATGGCTTCGGCAACTTCCAGGCGACGCCCCGTGTGCTCCCTGCTGACCGCTCTATCACCTACGAGGTACTGGGGGTCCCGAGGGAGCTGCGGGACGGCGAGCGGTCCATCTACCGCCCCTCATGGACACGTGACCGGGACAGCTTCGAGGTACCGAACAAGGTTATCGCGGTGCAGGCAGCCGGGGGCGAGGACGAAGAGGCGCTGACCGGTGTCTGGACCAACGAGGACATCAACTCCCCGTACTCCTACCAGTCCCGAGGCCGGTGGATCACCCACGTGCTCGACTCGGTCGAGACCCCCGAGGGCACCCCGACTGAAATCGAGGCGTTCCTCGACAAGCGTGCGCAGACGACCCTCGTCCAGATGTCCGCAGTGCAGGCGCAGGTCAAGATCGAGCACCTGCCCATCCCCATCCGCGTCAGCGACGTGCTGCGGTTCACGCACATGGGCGCAGGCGTAGACGCACGCCACGTCGTCACCCAGCTTGAGCTGGAGACCACTGCCCTCGGTACCATGAAGTCCACCCTCCAGGAGGTGATCTCGCTGTGATTACTGACGTCAAAGACATCACGTCGTTCAAGTGGGCGACGGTGTACAGCACCAGCCCGCTGTCCATCAAGCTCGACGGCGACACTGCCCCGCTGGCGCTGGTGCCCGAGTCCCTCGTTGACCCGCTACTGCTGGCTCCTGGGGCGCGTGTGCGGGTGGAGCTCAGCCTGCGCAAGTGCGTCGTCCACGGCGTGTCTCAGGGAGGACTCAGGGGCACCACGGCTGAACGCGACCTGCGGTTCGGGGTGCCTGCCAACGACACCGAACGTGTGGCCCTTGCGAACAAGGCGGTCGTCTGGTATAACACTGACCGCAAGTGGGAAGAGTCATACTACGCCACGCACGGCCTGACGGGTCTGGTCACCGGGCGCAATGTGTCCACCGACATCCCCTCGGGATGGTACCCTACCGGCCGCGATGGGGTGCCCGAGATCTCGATGAACCCGATCGCCAC